CGGTTGCAACTGCGACAGAATGATCACCAGTAATTGTGGTTCCGTCAACTACTGTTACTTTACCTTGTGGTCTGATGATCATGACTCTCCTGACTCTTCATTCTTATTTATTTGTTTCAGCATTTTCTGGAGGTCTGCTGTGCTGCCAACAAATAGATTGTTCGTAGTGTTGTTGGTCTCCCTTTTGGTGGGTGCCTCAAGGTTCTTCATCTTCTGCTGAAGATCCATGAGTTTGTCAGTGGCGTCTGCTACCTGCTTCATGGCGTTCACAGCGACTTCATATGCTCTGGGGTGCCCAGACTCCTGTGCCACCTCTAGAGCGCCATCTAGCGCCTCTCTGCCCTTATCTATGAGTGAGTATAAAGACCCACGGGTATACTCATAGTCTTTAGTTTGATCATCCTTCTCTTCCTTGGGAGGTTTAGGTTTGGATGGTTCGATATCTGTAGACTCAACTTCGATATCAAAGATATCTTCCATGTTCTCTTCAAACTTGCTCATAGTAGTTCAATGCCTTCATTAAATCCAAAGTCGTCTCCTCCAGTCAGGAGAGCATCATCTAGTGTATCAATCACACCATCATTATTTTTATCTTCGAGTGCCTTGGGCGTATAGGTAACTTTTGTAGTTCTCTGTGGAACTTCTGCTTTGATACCTTCGTATACAATTGCTTTCTTGATAACACTTGCCTGATCGAATGGACCATAGACATAGGACTTGGCAGTAAATGTCAATGTCCAAGTAATGTATCTACGCTCAAGAAAATTATCATCCCAAGCATCATCATAGTTGATGCCATTCAATGTAATAGCAACATCTTTTTTCTCATCCATGTCAGGAATCATGTTGAGAGTGATGCTAAAAGATGGTTGAAAGTATGGTAGAATCTGTTCAATAATTTGCAGACCATCATCCTGTGACTTAGCAATAATACCAAGTTCAAATTCGATGTTGTATGGCACAGGAACATATTGCTCCTTCACCTCAGTACCATCATCCTGAACAATAGTTCTATACTTTTGAATAGGTGATGTCTTCCTCTGGGAATCGTATTGAATACCAGTCATCTCAAAATAGAGACGTGGAAGAGTGATCGCAATCTTACGACCTACATCTGGGTTCTGTTCTAGACGTGCTAGAAATTTATTCTTAGGACCATATGCTAGGGGAACTTTTTCCACCTCAAGAACATCGCCAGAACTAGGATCCTTCTTCTTCAACTCAATGTTGTTGAAGAGGGTTCCAAACCCGATGATATTTCTACGAATAATTTCGTTATAAAAGTGTGACCCTAACATTAGATGCTACCTGTGAAATTACCTGCCTCACCGAACGGGTTGCCCTCAGTCCAATCAATGATGTTGTCTGCAGCGGTTTCAATGACTCTATTTTGATCATACTCGCTGTTGGTATTATTTAGAGTGTCGAATGTACCGACAACCCAAACAGCACCACTATCATTTCCAGTTATCGCTTCGCCAGTGGCAAAGGTTCCTTTTCTGTTAATGACTTGGAGCACTCTTGTGGAGTTATCCCAAGACTTGACTTCTGCCTCAACTCCTGTTGTGCTGCCTGTAACTGTCTCTCCAATCGTGAAGTCTCCTGTGCCGCCAACAGAAAGTGTAAGAGCAATAGCACTGCTAAACAGAGTCTCGATTTCATCGATTTCGGGAACTCCCGTAGAAATGTCATCACTGCCATATTCATAGATCTCTGCCGTCATTGTATAGTAATAAATTTTGCCTAACTGATAGAAAGGATCTTCTCGTTCGACAAACTTGATCTCATAAAGATCTTTAGTAAGTGGGAAGTATAGCAGGTCACCTTCGTTAGGTCTACCATCTACAGTCAAGGTAGGATTGTGCTCTGCAACCTCTGCATCCCAACGTCTTTGAGATACAGAGAATCTTACTTCGTCAGTAATTCTAAGACCAAACTTACTGATGAACTCAGATGGAGATCCAAATCCTTCAACATTCTGAAGCATCATCTCGATCTGAAATTGTTCTAGATATTTGTTATAGACAATATCATCCAGAGTGTTATCTCTCAGGATAGTTCTTGGCATGTAATAGATATCTGTGCCGAACAGTTTGATCTGTTCGTCCACAAGATCCTGGACGAGACCTTGCTCGCCAGTAGTACCGCCGTAGTAACTTGGAAAATAGGGACTGGTAGGCATCTTATCCGATCATATCCATTGGTGGAAGGGAATAATCTGTCATCATTCTAGACTCTAATTCTCTCACTTCACGATCTCCGTCTTCCCATAGTTGGCGACCATTAAGGTTAATGCCACCAGGAAGAGAGACGTTATTGTACTTGATTAGATTCTGTCCCCACTGCCTCTTCATGAGAGCAGTAGCATATCTCTTAACAAAACTATCGTTGAATACTTGAGTATGAGTAGATGGATCTAGGTATCTGTAGCAGTCAATAAGGAGATACTGATCTTCTACAATCCTAGACTTATCGATATCAATATACAACTTGTCTTGTCTCTTGTTAAACCTATACTCAACCAGAGCACCTGTATTGATAATCATATCAATAGTCTCAAAGTGCTGCTTGATCATGAAGTAGTTTGTCAAGTCAAAGTTACCAAAACTAAATGCAGAACCTGAAGAGAACGAGAACAGGTCCATCAAATAGTATTGGTTACTCATACCAAAAAGGTTGTTCCTCATAAAGTTTGAGGAAACACCAAATACTTTTTGAATGCCAATGACAAGTTCAGGAACCTCAATGTAGTTGCTCCTGTTCTCCCATGCAGTCCCGTCAGCAGATGTAGACGCAGCATCAGTTTCATTGAAACGAGTTACCTCATCAGCAGTAAACTGATGTTTGAGATACATCCTTTCAACACCATCGAAATGGTATTCGTGATAATATTGAATCGCCTGATCGATGATGTCATCCTTTTGGGTGGCATCCATGTTGATCTGCAGGACAGGCGCACCTAACTGGCGTTCGCAGTATTCAATTAATTCTGCTTTACTTGTTGGTGTAGCCATGCACCTAGATACAAAAAATCCCTACTTCTATTTAGGAAGCAGGGATTCGTGTCATTCTGCAGGTGCTTCGGCAGGTGCTTCTTCTGCTGGTCCAGCAAGTAGATCCAGCGTTTCGATACCACCAACTAGTTTAAGTTTATACTCTTCTGCTTTCGCGAGATTTGCTTTCAGTTCAGTAATTTGCTTTTCTGTACTAGCAAGTTGCTCGTCAAAATTCTTTCTCAGTTGTTCAGTGTCCATTGTTAAAAATTACGATACGTAGTATTTATATTAGTCTTCGATGAACACTCTGTCAAGTTCTAGAGTGTTACCCGTAATAGTGACAACAGGTAGTCCTCTGTCGTCAGCAAGTCTATTGACAGAATATGAGAGATCGGTGTTTGCAATTTTTTTCAGTGTCTCACATTGATCAATATCTTCCTGTCTAGGTGCAGAAAGTCTAAGAGTTTCTCTCATCTCTTCAACCCAATCGGCAGTTACACCAGGACCAAATGGTTCCTCGTCTTCAATGTGATTGATTACTGTAACGATTGTTTGTCTTTGTGCTTCAGTTAGAGAAGCAACATATGTTAAATCCAATGCCATTTTTATGTCCTCTTATATCTAATCATGAATATTCCTGATCCACCAGGACCGCCGACAGCGCCGCTTCTGGGAGCATTGTAACCCCCTCCACCGCCACCGCCACCGCGATTGGTGCCACCAGCTTCAGCATTATTGGGGGTTGGACTGCCGAAAGATACTGGAGCAGAAGTAGATCTACCTCCATCTCCACCGCCATAGTCACCTGCCTTGACCCCACGACGACGACCAGTGCCTCGGACACCACCGCCGCCACCGCCAGCATATCCAGTCATGGTGCCATCCAAATCGAAATAGCATCCATGACCACCTTCTCCCCCAGTATCTCGGGGAGCTCCACCATTACCTCCATTAGATCCACAACCGCCGCCACCTGCGCCTGCGTCACCATCACCCCAGATTCCTCCAGCGTTACCTTGAACTCCTCTAACATCATTAGTAGAAGTTTCGATTGCATCCCAACTTTGACCACTCCTTCCTAAAACATCAGTTGACGCATGTGCTTCATTGTTATTGCTGTATACAGACCTGATATCATGTCCTTTGTCGGTATTTTGTGGTCCGAAGTTTTTGCCGATAGCATTGCCACCACGACGCTGAACGTTTGCACTACCACCACCAGAACCGCCTTGACCAGCAATTCTATTTGGAGAGCTGCCGCCATGACCACATCCTCCACCACCACCTACTGCTTCATATGTGAATCCAGCATTGTCAGTAAAGATTGAAGGACCGCCAGCAGTTCCTTCCTGTTGAGGACTATTCCATCCAGTTCCAGCAGCACCACCTTGTCCAATCGTAATACTATAAGTTCCTGGTGCTAGATATACAGATCTGCGATAGATGACGCCACCGCCACCACCTCCGCCACCAATAACTCCTCCACCACCGCCACCACCCGCAATGAGAACGAATTCTACACCGCTGTCTGGGTTGCTTTGGTTTACTGTAATAGTTCCATCACCAGTAAACTTATAACAACGATATCCATTATATTCGTTGGTCAGATCGATCGACTGATAGTTGCCAGTAGCACTGATGTCATAATTCTTTTGACCAAAACTTTTCCAGTTAGATCCGTCCCAAATCTGCATCTTCTCCTCGGTAGAGTTAAAGATCATAAACCCAGTGGCAGGGTTAACAGGTCTGTTAGCACTATTATATACAGGTAATCTAAGTTCGTTAGATACGTTTAAATCACCAACATTAATTTCCGACATGTTATCTGTTGAGACTTTTTTCCTATAGTTTATTTATAGTGTTGCTTTTGTCGTATGCATGTTCCAAGTGTGGACCATCTCTACGAACATAATGCATAAAGAGTTGATGGAAATAAGATTTAGCATTCCCTTTCATTGGTTTTCTCCAATGAGGTCTCTCTTCGCCTTTGTAAATTACTGCATCTCCAGGATTTGTAATCAAAGGAATGTCATCACCCTCTGGAGTTCTAAACCAAATTGGCCAATCATAATCTAGATTGTGAGAACAATTAATAGAAATACTTACTTCACATGCTGGTCGATCAGTATGCTCTACCAACTCTTGTCCTTTAAAATAAAATCTGTCATAAAAATATGATGGGTATAAAACATCTCCTATGACATTTTCTATTTTAGATTTTAACTCATAATGAAGTTCTCTATATTTTGGATGATTATATCTAGATAAACTGCCATCTACTCCAAGTGGACCTTCACTTGGTTCCCATACAACACCATCGGGGTTGTATCTTATTGCTCCTCGTTCTTCGGGAATACCATCATATAAACGAATAGGATTTACTATATTTCTTACGAGGATTACAGACCAGTCATTCCACTTCATACTCATCTCCATTGAGGTCCAGTTACCCAAGCGACAAGAGATCTTCTTTCGCCAGTCAATACTTTCTTTGCTCTATGGGGAAGTCTACTATCGAAAATGATAATAGTACCTTTTTGCTTTGGAGCAAAGAAAGTTCTATTGATATCTTCCATCATCTGGAATTCTCCTCCAGTGTAATCTTCATGGGAAGACAACTGAACTACGACAGACAATTTTCTGATTTGTTTGGTTTTATCATTAGGATCAATAGCGGCAACACCATCATCTTTATGCCATCCATAATACTGACCAGCTTCATACTTAGTGTATTGAATTGCATTATGATCAAACTGAGTGATGTCATAACCAAAGTTAGCATTGTTTGCTAGATTCACGTAGTGCCACAACAACCCGCACACCCAATGACTATCAGGAATCCATTGGTGTTGACTATCTCTAATATCTAATTGTAGACCACTTTTGGTTTCTGAATCAATAAAATTATCGGAGTCCCATAAGTGCTCCATCATGGGATCAATAATCTCTTCTGGTAGATGAGATTTGTACCACATCGCTTCGTATGCCATAATTAATTTACCTCATATCCATATTTATTCGCCAAATGTTCATGCAATGTTGGCGCAATATCCGAAACACTTTGCCACATATTTTTTCTGCGTGTAAATCTAAGTGCTGCTCTTTGTGCTAACTTTCTGTAGTCTACATCATTGTGATACGTCCAAGACATTAAAGTCGAATCATCAATCAAAGGATAGTGCATACCAGTAGCAATGTATGCTTGTCCCCCATCAGTAAATTGCTCATCAATCATTTTTGCTGCAGCAAGGTGTCTAAAGTCTGTTTGCATCTGAGGAATCCTTAAGATTTCCTCGCGAAGATTAGTTCTTTCCGTAACATCTCTCCAATAAGAACTATCGTTTCTAGAACTAAGTCGGTAATGTAAACCAACAAATGTAGCAAACGTATCAAATATATCACGAACAGACATGTTGAAGATATCTCTGTCCAATTGATTTACAAAAGGTTTTGCAATAGATCTGCTCAATTTAAGAAGGAACTCATGCACAGTAAACAAACCATTACTCTCCAATGGTTCAATAAACCCACCTGCTAGTCCAATTCCAACTACGTTCTTCGTCCATACGTTTTTGTGAATTCCGATACGCATCTTGATGTCTCTAAACTCAAGATCGTCTCTTCCAATATGTTCTTGGAATTCTTTTAGAGCATCTTCTGGAGTGATGTGATCATCACTATAAACATACCCTGTGCCGATTCTACTCCACAAAGGGATGTTCCATACCCAACCAGATGACAAAGCAGTGCCATTTGTGTAGGGTTGCAACTGCTCATCTTTATTTGTATATGGCAATCTAGTTGCCCATGCTCTGTTATTTGGAACAACATCTCTATAAGAAACGAACTCCTCTTTCATAGCACCAGCAAGAAGCATACTCTTGAATCCAGTACAATCTAGATACATGTCAGCAGAATGTATCGTACCATCATCTAGAGTTAATGACTCGATACCATCATCGCCAGTAGTAATATCCTTGACAGAAGAAGCGATAAGTTCTACTCCTCTGGGAAGACAATAGTTATTCTTCAACCATTGACCAAATTTTACAGCATCAAAATGATATGCAGCATCCCTTGCAAAATCAAAGTTGTCTAGGTGACCACTCTCGTTTTTATCAATTTTATTTTGCTCTGCAAGCAAAGTGATGGGATTGAAACATCTAGCAAAGTCTTGCGCTGGAGTACCAGGAGCAAACAACTTCATGACATGCCAGTCATTTAGTCCAAGTTCAGTTCCATCTTTCAGTGGTGGTCCAAATGGATAGTGATATCCTCCGTCTCCCTTAGCATAAAAGTCTGTGAACTTAATGCTCAATTTATATGATGCATCGCATTCTTTCATGAAGTCATCTTCATGAATTCCAAGAATATTCAACCACTGATTGATATGTCCTAGAGTGCTCTCTCCAACTCCTACAATAGGAAAGTCAGGACTTTCAATGATCGTAATTTTTCTGTTAGGAAAAAATCTAATCATAGTAGCGGCAGACATCCATCCAGCACTACCGCCACCAACAATAGTAATAGAATTGATTTCTTTAGACATCTTTGTAAACCTTAATATTGCATGAAATAGTTACTCTTTCTTTATTTGATTTTCCTACTGTAGGAACTTCGTGTTTGACATGTCCTGGAAAAATCATGTAATCATCTTCATCAGTGTCGATCGCCCACGTATCTTGCATATAACTGAAAAACGGGTTTCGATTGTCAAAAGAATTATATAAATCTTTTTGCAACCAACGTGTTTGATCTGCTGCACTAAATGGATTGTTAAAATAAGTAGATGGGTGATTTAGTTTATCAAATTGAACAAACAGGACTGAGCTGAAAGAATCACTTCCGTGCCCATGACTAGTCAAAAAGTATCCTTCGGTGGACACTGTGTAGTTTGTTATTTGAAAAAAGTAATTGACATCAGAATTTAACCCGAGATGAGAAAAGAATTCTCTAACCTTCGAGTTGATAACCGAAGTTAAACCAGACTCTTCGTAACTGACAGACTTAAATCTTTCATCAGATTCATCATTATTGGAATGATGCCAGTTACTTTTCATAGTAGTTGGCATCACCTTATCCCAGGTATTTCTTTTGGGATCTACTTTGAAGTTGTGTAGCATCTCACCAAGGATTAGATCTTTATCATAATCATCCTTGGTTATTTTTGTTTTCCATACAGGTATAGAAAACACATTATAAAAATCACTCATAGTTGAAAATGATATTGCTTCTGAATTCAGAATCAGTACATGTCGTACTGCAGTGGAGTTTTCCTGGATTGAAAAATAATGCTCTGTTTGATATAGAACGAATGCTTACGGCATTCTCATCATCTTCCATTAACAAGGTTGATCCGTCATTACTATTTAGGTAAACTATACAACCCTTATGATCCCACAGCATATCAGTATGCCAGTCGTGCTGTACGATCTCAGAAGTTTTGGGGAATAAATTTAATTGAACTCTAAGTAATTTTTTGGGTTTAATTCTTAGGAGAATGGGAAGAAGATGTTTATAATAATCACTACATGCTTGCCCACCAAAAAAGAAGTTGTGAGTAAAATAAATCCCGTCGTCTGAAGACGCCGATGCTACTCGGTGCTTCAGATACAACGGGAAATAGTGATTGTATATTGTTTGTGTAGTTAATTGATTAAACTCTTCTTCACTGAGGAAATTTTCCTCAACATTATAAAGGGACATATATTAGACTGTATGACGGACACGAACGATTCCAGGACCACCAGCAGATCCTTGACCATTGCCACCACCATTATACCAGCCGCCGCCTCCGCCGCCACCAGTGTTAACTTGTCCTGGTTCACCCCAACCTTGACCGCCTCCACCTGCGAACTGAGAGGATCTAGATGCACCGCGACCACCACCTCCAGGAGCAGCAGGAGTTGCAATAGGAGAAGTACCATAGTTTTCGTGGGTTCCACCACCACCGCCGCCACCGACAGTTAGACCCATGTAAGTGACTCCATCGCCACCGACTCTTCCGTTACGAGTGTTATTGGGGTTTGCACCACCGCCACCACCGCCAGTGTGAGTACCCGAGTGTGTTCCAGAAACTCTGTTACCATTTTCGTAACCAGGATTTCCATGAGTAACACCACTACCAGGAGCAACACCTTGAGTTGCAGTTCCTAGCGATGGTGCCCTAGGACCAGGACCAGTTGCGCCGCCACCAGATCCGCCTGGTTCTCCACTCTCTCTAGCATTAGGACCCCAAGATCCAGCAGCACCGCCGCCATATGCTTCATGGTTACCAAATTTAGAAGGAGATCCACTAGTTCCTTTTGCTACAGGATATCCAGATAGTGGTGTAGATCCACCTGCCCCAACTTTTACTGGATAAGAACCAACAGAAACTGGGTATGTTCCATTGTAGCAAACACCACCGCCGCCTCCGCCGCCGCCAATAGTTCCTCCAGATCCACCTCCAGCACATACAAGAACTTCAATAGTAGCACCAGATGCTGCACCCTGAACTTGGAAATTGTATTCACCCACGTTATACCATGTGTGAACTTTATAACCTCCTGCAAAAGTGATTTCTCCACCTGTTGCAGTAACTAGACCAGAACCTGCAGATCCAGCACTGATCCATTGGGTTCCATCGGAAACCTGAATGGTGTCCGAAGTAGAATCGTAGATAGTTTTGCCTGCACCATGGGAAGGTCTGTTATCAGGAGATGATGTATAAGAAGGAAGTGTCAATCCATTGGATAACGTTACAGTTCCTACATTTAGACTAGACATAGTTTAAACGGACTTAAGGTTCTTTGCTTTATATATTTATCAGATAATGTTCCAGTTACCAACCACGTCGATAGTGACGCCTGGTTGAATCGTAATAGGACCAATAGACATAGCGTTAGCGTTTGCTGGGATAGTCACATCCTCCGCAATTGTATCAGCAGAGTTCTTGATAATACCAGTGGTATCAATCCACTGAGGAGTATCCCTAATGTACATGACACCATGTAGTCCTAGGTGACCAGCGTTATTACCGCCACCGACTTGAAGATCATAGTCAGGGTCACCAGTGAATCCAGCTTCAGTAGAATCTGGGTTGATCCAAACTTTAGACTCTCTGTAGATATCTAGTTCATTGTCAGATTCTGTCCATCTGGAAGTAACGAACTCAGCATTGTTCTGGAAGACAAGACCATTGATGTTGATATCACCTTGAATGTTGAGTTGATATTCTCTCTGGACCTGTGGAGATACTGTAGTATCAGTACCACCAAACTGGAGAGTATTGATTGCGACTCGGTTCTCGGAACCTTGAATTGCAAGTGCTGGAGTAGATTTCCAAACTAGAGCACCTTGTGATCCATCACTAGGTGTGATTTCAAACGTATCCGCTTGTAGCATTTGGTTGCCAATACGGAAGTTGCTTAGATAACCACCTGATCCATCAGATGCGCCAGTTGCACCTGCGAAGATTACAGGGGCACCACCATTATTCGCAGCGCGAGCAATGTTAAGAGCAGTCTTGACTCTTGCAGATCCATTTACATCCAACTCATATGCGTCATCGGCAGTCATTTGAATGCCTAGGTTGCCGTTACCAGTAATGGTTAGAGCATCATCACCATATGCACCAGTGCCAAAGCGAATCGCAGCATCAGTCGTAAGTTGATTGAATAGTTGCTTGAAGTATACATCACCCTCACTATTATCATACTTAATTTCAAGACCTTCATCGCGAGTGCCGTCTTGACCCAGCAATTGAATTACTGCATCACGCTGATTTGCAGCACCACCAACATTGTAGGATGAGTACATTCTCAGGACAACATCCTGATCAGCATCTTCTACAATCAGAAGTTTTACAGCAGAATCGGAAGAAGTAGTACCGATGCTTACTGTGTCGTCAATTGCATCAACGTGAAGTGTGGTGCCATTGACTGTAAGGTCGTCGCTAACTGTGATGTTGCTTAGGAAGTCTGCTCTACCAGATACACTCAGCGCCTGATTTGCTGCAGCGATACCAGAGATGATCAGTGTGCCTGACATCGTATCGCCTGCCTTGAGAACGTTCAAGGAAGCAGCACCAGTTAGGTTTGCTGTGATAGTACCAGCATTGAAGTTGCCATCCTTGTCTCTCATGACAATGCTTCTTAGCGTTACATTGTCGTCTGGATTTGCAGAATCCCAGTCATTATTATTAGGTCCGTAAGAAGAACCAACATTTGATACATATGGGACTAGGTTTCCTTCGTTCCATAGAACGTTGCCCAACAACGTCAATGCATTGACGTTTGCTGTTTTAAACTCTAGAGCACCAGATCCATCGGCAGAATTACCACCAGTAGCAATAATTGCTGAGTTATAGTTGGGTGCAGCTGCTAGAGAAGATCTGAAGAATACCGAAGGATCAGTTGCAGATGCTCCATCCTGTCTACCAAGTCTCAGTCTTGCAGCACCACCAACACTTTCCATCGCGGCAACTTCAAATGTGCCATCAGGTAGACCATCAGCATTAGCATCTAGTGTTGCGATACTGAAGTCTTGGAATGGATAACTAAGTGCTGTAGTACCAATTTCAACTGCACCAATAAAGTTACCAGTTGTAAGTGTACCTGTAATCAGTGTGAAGTTGTTGGATGCATCATTGATGTCCTGGTTAACCTCAATGTCTGTAATCGAAATACGACCAGGAGCAGTACCATTAGCAGCATAAAGGTTGACTTGCTGACCTACCAAGAATGGAGTTGCGGTCAGAAGTTCGTCTCTAACAAGAATCTTATATCTTGGTTGACCAGACCAATCAAGAACACGTACAGAATCCTGGAAGTCTTTCGCTGTCTGATGAGGTGGCATTCTGTTATCACTGAAGATGCCCTCATTCATATTGATAGCATTCTGATAGAACTTACCTTGTCTGGTATCAAGTCTATCAGCATCTAATCCAGAATCAGGACCATGGTTTCCAGAAGACCAAATCTTCGCCCATGTACCGAAGGTTGCTAGTGTAGAACCAGAACCACGGAGATACATGTTATCATTATCAGTGAATGCAAGTTGTCTTACACCACCTAGGTTTGCGTCGAAACCAGAACCACCATTTCTGATAGTCAGGGTAACGTGCTGGTTGCCGCCATCTGCTAGACCATCAGCAGAGTTGTTTCTTGTGTCAGCAATAATACCAACGTTATATGCATCAGGAGTTGGGTTGGAGTTCAAGTTGCTAGTAGAACTATTCAGTCTTAGTGTACTACCAGACTGGTTAGCAATACTGATGTTATAAGTACCAGATAGTCTATCAACAGGTAGCGTACCAGCGTTCTGGTTGCTAGAGTTCAAGTAGAATGTACCTTGAGCGCCGTCTAGTTTGTCAGCGTCAAGACCAGAATCTGCACCAGTCTTCAGTTTGATAGAACCATTTCCTGATAGACCAATTTCAAATTGATCTTTATAGAATCTGCTGACACCAATTGTTCCAAATTCATCAGCAGAAATCGTTAGGTCAGAAACTCTAGCGATATCAATAGCAACGTTTGCAAACTGCTTGTTAACTGTACTGAGTTTAGCAAGGAGTACCAGACCAGATCCAGAACCAATTTCTGCTGGCGCAGAAGATACTGTAAAGTCTGCTAGATAACCAGCTCCAGAAGCAGTTAGTGTCAGTTCCGTGACTGCACCTGCACTAACAATGATATTTGCTTTCAGTCCTGTACCAGCACCACCAGTTAGTTCAACGTCGAAATACTGACCATCTGTGAATCCGCTACCACCTGATGCGATAACAACCGAATCAATAAAGTCTCCTTGAGTCAAGGAAGATTCAAATGTCAGTGGTGACTGACCTCTCTCAAATTCAATGACGCTATTGATTGGAATCGTAGCAGTCAGTGGATTGTCAATAGAAACTGTAGTTGTACCAGCAGCAGTTAGAATGCCAGAGATATTGGTATTTGGTTGAATACCATTAATGTTTGCTACAACTTCGTGACCTAGTAGCACATCGGAGTTTGTAGAGAAGACCAACTGAGAAGAACCGCTATTTGCCTGAGAAGTCAACTTAGCAAAGTATCTGGTCTCAGCACCCTTCAGGGACTGAATTACAGGAGCATATGACTGATCACCTCTTAGGAAGGAGAACGAGTTTGCTGCAGCATTGTTAAATGCCAGTCGAGCAGTAGCGATAACACCAGAGGTAATGTCGTTTGCAGCAATCTGGTTGGAGGATAGAGATACCCAGTTGTTGCTGTTGCTTGCAGATGTGTTAACAACACGACTGATGTTGATAGTCTCAGAAGGAACGTCACTAGACTCAAATTCGTCAGTGTCTTCCATCTTGATATTGTTAACAATATCGCCATAGAGTCTAGACTCAATCAGTGCATTACCTTGTGCTTGTGTGCCAGAACCTGCAGGAGCAGCGAAGGTAACAACAGGAGCACTTGTGTATCCTTTACCACCGATGAGACCATTGAATAGTTCAATGGTTACCAGAACAACAGTTCCGTTTGCAATTTCACAAGTTGCGTTTGCTGAGATAGCACCTGCTTGTGGGTTACCACCAGAGATGGTAACAACAGGAGGAGTAACGTAACCAGAACCACCATCAGTGATGTTAATCTGATATACAACACCTTCTCTATACTCAGTTGCCTGAATCTTACCACCAGTATTACTACCAGTGAAGACATCGCCAATAGTAAATTGTAGAGTGGAATCTACTGGGAACGATACGAACAAACTATCGTTATCGTTATTCAGAATGAACGACGTTGATGTATCCTGTTGGATCGCGATGTCACCTGCTAGTGCGCCTTCAATTGCAGTTCTTTCCGATTGGTTTGCAACTGTGTAAACCTGGAAAGGACGTAGAGGCGGAATCTGATCTTCGGAGATCTTACCAGAGTCAGTAAGTTCGACCAGTGCTCTAGGAACTGGGTTTGTGGAATATGGTTTGTTGAGGTATGGACCAAGGTTGTTGGTAATATAGTCCTTAACTGCTTTCTGAGTAGGCAGTTTGGAGTCAGTGGAGTTAGCGCCACCCAGTGTGTTGGATGCGTCGAAACCAGTAACAACAACGTCGCCACCCTTCAGTTTCAAGAATTCAACTTCCGAGATCGTAACAGTACCCGTGAAGGTAATTGCACCAGTTCTGTTTTCGATTCTTGCGAACGTACCAACCTTAAAGTCACCCAGTTCGTCAGTACCAGAAACGTATACACGACCATAGTTTTCAGAAACCTGTTCGTATGCTTCGACCTTAGTACCGCCGTTTTCTGGTAGAGCATTGTAGTTAGTACCAGAACCTGCAAATTCCCAGGTGTGGGAAGAAGAGTTAACGATGGATGGTCTGTGCAATCTTAGGGTCTCACCGACCATCGATCCAACACTAACTGGATTATTAGTAGCATCTTCCTTAAATTCAGCACCACCACCAGAACCAGACTCTAGTGTAAGTTGAGCAGAGAAAGGAGGACCAACTGTTACGCCTTCAACAACGTCAACGAAGTATTCAATGTCTGGGTTGATATTGGAGAATCCATCAACTTTAACAACGTAGTGCTCTAGAGGTTCTCTTCCAAGACCATTAACTGTAAAGATCGTTCTTCCAGTTGGAGTGGAAGATACATTAGTAATTTGACCAACGTCAAACTCATATGCCTCTTCTCTAAATCCGCTACCACGAAGAGCAAAGATACCAAAGTTGGTTGCGGAGTTTGTGATGGAGCAGTATCCACCAGACTCAGCAAGAACACCATCAGCACAGAAGATAACGAAGACCGAAACCAACTGGGTGTAACCATCATTGACAACCTTATAACCTGTGCCACCGAAAGAAACGATCGTGAATGCCGAAGCAACCATCGACTTACCCTGATTTGGGAAGGTTGCAGAACCATCTAGTTCTAGACCAGGGAATGGGCAGTTGGGTTGCTTAACCTTAGCACCATCAACCTCAGCACCGCCACCACCTAGGAAGGAGATAACAGAAGAGTTCTGGGTGTATGGAGATGCTTCAATGATTGGGTTATCTGCAAAGTCAGAACGTGGAGTAATTCTAAGTCCAGTCTGATCGTAGATTGTGCTCTCTGGATAAGAGATGATTGAAGAGGTATCAAAGAGAGTTCCTGTGTCTCTAGTGGTAGCACCAGGAGCAATACCATTAGTTGTGTCAACTGCGTAGAGGAGAATATTATCCAGCAAAGTAAATGCTGTGTTGATAGACGCCTGTACGTTTGCACAAAGAGGAATACCAGCAGGGTCAGGAAGAATGCTAGTATCGGTAAACTGAGGAATATCAGATAGAGGTGTTAGAACTGCATTGCCAGCATCATCTGTCCAGTTACGCATTGCTGCGATACAAAGATCTTTTGCTTCCTGGAATGCAAATCTAGTAGGTGCTAGTTCGGAAGCAGGAATGCCAGTCAGTGCGGCACCAGTGAAGTAGAACTCAGCAGCATTGACGATACCAAAGTTGCCACCAAGAACAAGGTCTCTTAGAAGAGCACTGATGATATGGTTAATATCTCTACGACACTTACGCTCATCAATATTATTGAGTGCTAGGTTAGGATATTGAACCAGAGTTTGCTTGTATGCTTCATCAGCAATCAGGTCTCTGTTTCTAGCAATCAAATATGCTCCATCTAAGTATGTTCCAGAAGCATTATTTGCCAGAACATCAATAAACAGATATGCAAGCGTATCGATTGCAGATGCAACGTTAGCACAAGCAGGTGACGAGATGTCATCAATGACTGTTGGGTCAAAGTATTGTGGAAGAGAAGAATACTGAGGAGTATAAATTGGTTGACCAGGAGCACCTGTACCAGTACGCCACTTTCTCATAGCGTGGATCATCAGTTCTCTAGCATATTCTAGAGCACGTACTGTTTGAATGATTTCGTTATTGACAAAATCAATTTCTGTATTAGTTCCATCGATGTATTTCTTCGCTGCATCGATAACGTTATAGTTACTTCCAAACTCAAGGTCTCTAGTGATTGCACTAATGAAGTGACCAACGTCTCTGCGGCACTTGTCGTCGCTTACAGGGATGCTAAAACTTGGATAGACCTTTTGGGTAACTACACCATCTACAGTACACTCTAGGAGGATATCTGCAATTTGTACAGTTGCATCCTCAGATAGATTAGCAACAGGAGAATTGAGCGTGATAGTTGCTTCACCATTGACAACGTTGTCGTATACAAAGTTGGTAATATTGTATGTAGATCCACCGAAAGTAACAGTACCACCACTTACATAATCGTGTACAAATCTAGATGTTCCTAGGTAAATCTTCAGTTCGGAACCACCAATGCTTAGGGAGTTCGTTTGAGATCTTACGAATGTGTGAGCAGATTGTGGAAGATGTCTAACAGCATTTGATGTTGCACCTACAAATGTGTGGACAGATTGTGGTTCATGCTTAATAGCATTAGTGCTAGCACTTACAAAGAGGTGAGTAGAACCAGATGCACTTCCTGCATTACCTACATTAATAGTAAATGTTCCATCCTGACGGGAAAGACCATTAGTAGTTGCACTAACGAAGGTATGAGCACCTGTGTAGTCAGATGGACCAATGTTAACACGGAAACCATTAGTAGAAATGTTGCTGATAGGCAACCAACGACCAGATGGATAGTCATAACCAGCACGAGGATATGACTTCTGAACTGTGTTGCCATCTAGATTACATGTAAAGGTTAGAGATAAGTCATCAAACTTGATATAATCACCTTCTTGGAATCCATGATTGGCAATGGTGATATCAACCTGTCCATTGGAAGCAGTATATACAGCATTGGTAACTGTATGCTGAGTAGATCCAACCGCAGTAATTGCAATAGACTGACCTGCATAAGGATCTTGACCAGGACGAGGATACGTATGCTCAGTGGCATGTCCGTTTTGATCGCAAGTAAAGGTGAAGGAATTGTCTTCGAGAACAACACTACGACCAACACCCAGACCATGCTGTCCTACAGTAACTGTCAGATCTCCATTAGAAGCATCGTAAGTAGCAGCGGATGGAGTAAAGTATTGGTTTGGTCTTGATACTCCAGCGTTAACTGTGATGCTAGTTTCCGAAATCTCGGTGATAGGCATAGACCTACCAGCGAAAGGATCGATTCCTGGACGTGGATAAGTCTTAGTAGACTGGTTGTTATCCATGTCGCAAGTGAACGACAGGGAGTTATCGTCAATAACGATACCCTCACCAACAGATAGTGTATGAGCACCAATTGTTAGATTAAGAGCACCTGTTGCTGGATTATAAGTTGCAGCAGATGGTGTGAATAGTTGGTTTGGACCAGATGCACCTACGTTTAAAGTAAACGTATTAGTTGTGACTGCTGTAATTGGCAGAGACTTGCCGCTAGCATACTGATCTGTATCAGGTAATGCGTGCTCAGTCTTATTACCATCCATCGTACATGTAAATGTGATGGACTGATCAGCAATTGATACACCATCACCAATAGACAATCCGTGATTGTTAACTGTAAATACAGCATCACCAGTAGCAGGATCGTAAGTTACGTTTGTTGGTGTGAATTGAGCGTCAGGAGTACCGCCAATGCCATATACTGAATAGTATTCTTTCTTAAATTGATCATTGATCTTACCTACAACTTCATCTGCGATGAACTCTACGTTGTTTCTAATCTGTAGGCAAGCGTCTTGATACCTTCTGGCAATCGGTGTTGCCATTGGGAATCTGTTTGGAGAGTTGAGAAGGGAGATAGTAATCGACTTCTCATAAGATCTAACAGAACAGAACTGACCAGGATCAAAGTTATTTGTAGTAGTGATTGTGGTCTTCTTGGGAATAACAAATCTTCTAGCACGACCATCAGCATCTTCTAGAACTTTATAAATTCTTTGCTTACCATTCAGGAACGACAAGTCTGGAGAACTTGTGGGCATTCCCTCAATAACAATCTCTTGACCTTCTTTGAAGTCGTGTGTATTCTGTCTGCCAACCAGTGAGTTTGTATAGAAGACAATACCACCAAGATCTTCTGCAGATCCTGGATCCTGGAAACCACCAGTTGCAATACTGGGATCTCCTTGAAGGGAGAAGTCAACTCTAACAATAGGTAGAGCATCAGTAATATTTGTATTTTCAAAAACAACTTCACCTTCTGCTCTAATTGACTTAATGTCAGTAGAAACAAATTCGTAAGCATCTCTAAGATAGGTTAGTTCTAGTGTGTCAGGACCAGAAGCAACTGTACCTGTATCGTGTATAGGAGAAGTGGCAGCAGAAGTACCAGCAACAGCAACTGTGTATACATGATCTGTTGCCCAAAGTTGTTGACCTACAGTATATGCTGTATTGGGTTGCCATTCAATAGTACCTTGACCACCGAACTGGAATGTCTCACCAGCAGTAAACGTACCGCTAGTAACTGAGAAGTCAACATTACCACTCACATATGCAGATGGTCCAAGAATAGTAGTAAATTCTACCCTTTCAAGAACACCTTGAGCACCAGTGTTAACACCTCTAACAGGAAGACTTGATACTAGATTTGCAAGACCAGTGTTTGTTTGGAAGTCAGCACGGAACTTTTCTGGTCCAAAGATTTGAGTACCAATTGGGAATTGAGTACCAAAATCTCCATTGACTGTATAGTCATAGTTAATTCTTTGCTTGTCATCAAAGACCATCGCAAAGTCCCAAGTTGCGACAGCATCACCAGAGGAGTCAATTTGGTCTCTGTAAGTAACACCAATGACATAGTTCTTATCACCGAACTTAAAGATGTGCTTTCTTGGGTTAGCAGGTCTGATGATTACAAGACGAAGGTTATCACCAACAACAGATGCATCAGGTGGTAGAGAAATTGGGTTATCTTCTACATAGTCACCACCAGAAACGATAATTGTTTCTTTGACACCAGGCGTTGCCCATGCAAGTTGTGCTGCTTTTTTGATGGTACGAACAGGAGCAACTGCAGAACGACCATCATTCAAGTCAGAACCAATCTGTGCAGAAACGTAGATACGTCCACCAACGTCATTCGTTGCTAGGTTAAGGACGTATTCTGTGGTTGCAATTTTGGTAGATCTATCTCCGAGAAGAGGAGTAATAGAACGTGGGAACTCACCAGAGTCTCCAGTTTCTTGATACTTATAACCACCAGAATCATTAACACGGAAACCAATGTGCTTGAATTGAACTTCTCCGTTTGTCTCAATACCATCCGTGTGTAGTGGAGGTGTAGATCCAGTTTCACCAGCATTGAGTGCCTGGTATACGTTTGGACCTCTATATCTGTAAGCGTCTTTCTGAACAATGATATTCGCTGACCAGGGAATACCAGTGGCATTCATGTAGGTCTTGAGATCAGGTGCCCTAAACTTAGCGTCTGGAGTGATAAAGTTATCAATATCTAGGTTTAGAATTCTCGCCGTGTCAGAAATAATCGACGTAGAGGTTCTAATAGCACCATTAATATCAAGTTCAAAATCAACAGTATCCAGGAATGCTTCGACTTGAGCACCTGTACCATTGCCACCAGTAATAGTTACAGCAGGAGCAGCGGTATAACCTAGACCAGGGTTGTCAACTAGAACGGCAGTAACAAAACCTTCACTAATAACAGCAGTGCCAAGTGCTTGAGTTCCTCCAGCAGGAGGTGGAGCAATATTTACAGTCGGTTGGGTGGTGTATCCAGTACCACCTAGATTTACAACAATCCTATCAATCCTGTTTCCAGTTCTGTTGATACCAACACGGGGCAAGTCCGTGTTCGGATCAAGTAGAGTTCTGAGAACTTCTTTCTCGTCAGAACCAGATCCATTTCTAATAGATAATTCTTGTGTACCAACTAGAGTAGGAGCAATAGCTCTAATCGTTTCTCTATCGGAATTTAACTGAAAACTCATTTCTTACTCAGCCTTGCCGTAGGTTTTATTCTCCTATCTATTTAGCATCATGTCCACTCAATACTGACTACCTTAGTATATGCAATCCACTTAATTGAAATAGTTGTTCCTGCTCTGGAAGTGGTATAGCTGAATCTGTTTGTAGAACCACCAACAAAAGGTGAAATGGTCCATGTTTGACCTGCTGGAATACTATCTTTGATGATGGTTGTCATCGTTGACATCTCTGCTAAATTGCCTGCAGCATCAACAGAAATAGCACTTTCTAATTTTTCTACTAACGATCCCCCACCAGAATCATTTACTGCTACGATTGTAGATTCAATAAAATTGATAGTATTTGATGGCAAGATAATCTGACTACCAGAGTTGTCTACTTGAAGAATAGTGGTATTAAGACCTCTTAAGATATAATGAGATGTAGAACTATCATCGTAAAAAGAATTTTTGATTTCGAGTGTATTGACGTTTTTTACGTCAAAAGCGTCACTAACAATCTCTGTATTGTTTACAGAGAAACCTCCTAGAGAATCTAAATTTTGAAGATTAGATGCCATTTTTACCTCTTAGTTACGTATGTGACTACTGTCACGTCTACTGCGTTGTTTGTGTTTAGACCGCTGTCTAATGTGTAAGTAAGACGAACATTGTTGTTAGCATCGAAGTCAAAGAGGACTGATACAATTTCTTGCCCCGTCTTGAGATTATTGTATTCTGTGTATACAATATCCGTTCCATTGTCAATAACCGCAAACTCCAAGAATTCCTTTTGACCAGAAGTCTTATTGTGTGCAGTCAATGTGACTTTAGCGGATGCCTCATCAGTTGGATTATATAGAACAGTAGCACCTTGATCAATAGTATCTTTTGTTAGAGCAGTTTGATCTGTGCGTACTGCATACTTCAGCAGTTCTACTGCAGTTAGGTCTTCGTTGATAATCTTGAGACCATTATAAACTCCAGTTCCAAAACCTAGGTTGAAGAAGACATCGCCATCATCAGTTAGTCTTACCAGAGTATCTGTAGTCAGACCTGAAGATAGACCGAAGTCAAAGTTCTGCTTTGTAGTAAAGAAGAAAGATCTGCTAGCATCAGTGTTCTGAAGACTTGTAGCAAGATTGTCAAATGTTACGACATTAGCATTGATGTTAAGTAGATCTTTAGCTCCACCTGCTCCCAGAGAAGTGATAGTATCAATGTCTTGGAACTCCATTGCGGTTTCCGTAACTCGCAAGGTATTCAATCCATTATTATAGAAATATAGGATGTTCTCGTTTGCGCCAGGAGCAGTCTCTGGAATAATGTATGTATTCTGGTCAACGTCCTTGACACCACCAAGAGATCCCCACTGAGTTCCATCATAACCTTCGTAGGTTGAATCAGAAGTATTGTAGCGGATGGATCCTTGTTCAGCATTTCCTCTAGAGTTAGAATCTCCAACTGGAACTACAAAAGAAGTATTAGAATCAACTTTTACTTTTTGACCTGGGTTTGGTGCAAGCACCATGTCATTGACAATAGTAGAAATTGTGTTATTGAATAGTTTTAGATCTCCATTAATTTCCAGAGGAATTGGATTGCTAGCACCAATTCTAACCAATTCAACTTCGTCAAAGTCAATTGGTGCTGCAGCAAGAGAATCATATCTTAGAACAGCACTTCCATTATTGAAGTTGTTTCCAGTTGTATCTGTAGGTTCGTTACCAGATGTTCCAGTAACACCACTGGTCATGACTTCATATAGGTTCAATCCATACTTGAGGTATTCACCAGCAGTAACAGGAGTATTTGTATTCCAATCTCTATTTGCTGGCGCTCCCACTCTAGTAGACTTAATATTTTTGGTTGTGAAGAAGTCAAGGAAGTTTCTATCCAACTTCAGCGTAGTGACAGCATCATTAACGAAATACAAAGTATTGTCATTAGCACCAATGAACTCTTCTGCTAGAATGTAAGTATTTCCATCTAGGTCACGGACACCACCGAGAGAGTTCCACGCACCAGCAGTAGAACTATATCCCTCATATTGATTGGTATCTGTGTTAAATCTAATCTGACCACTTTCAACAGCAAGTACCCCAGGACGATCATTTGTAGTACCAACAGGAATAGTAAGTGCTGTAGTTGTGTCTACTTTTGCTACCTTACCGAGACCAGGAGTAAGAAGAATATCATCGAGGGATGTTGACGAAATGTTAGTCCCTTGAATGAACAATCTATCATTGACATTGAATCTGTTTGTGGTTTTGATTTCTCCGCTAGATTCAATCTGATTTAGAGTAGAATTAAATACAATACCTGTTCCATATCTAAGTTCAGGAGCTTGGAATACAATGTTTCCTGTTGCTGAAATATTTAAATTATTGCTGCCAATACCAAGAATATCAGATGCATTGAGAGTATTTGCAGTTGCTGATGGAGTAGTAACACTGGTACTAAATGTACCTTCACCAATAGTAGAAGTTTCTGAAGTTAGGTTAACAGCATCAAAGGTTCCAGAATTGATGTTTCCACTAATAATGTCATCTACGTCAACAGAACTAATTAGAAGTTCAAATCCTGAACCAAATGTCTTTGGATTATTTGCATCAATAGTATGCTGACCACCCATATTTGGGTGAACACTACAAAAATAGTATAGAGGATTTGGTGTAGAAGCAGTAATTGTAATACTGGGACCAGTTGAACTAATTGTTACATCATCGGTGTATATTGCACCAGTAAACGATAGTTCTGCTGATCCTGCTTGCGTTGCTGCCCCACTCATTGTAATCGTGGTTCCAACAACACTAGTAACTGTTGCTCCCAAAGGAACTGCACCATTACCTTCATCATCAGTTTTAGCGATGATCATTCCAACCAGAATTCCTGCAGCATTATCTACAGTAAATGTATCACTACCACTAACCAAATCGGTAGTGTTGACTCCTATTACTTGATTGTGTGTTCCGTCAGGGTGTTGGGAGAAAGTAAGTGGATGAGCACCATACGTTCCATCAGTTTGATTAAAGAAATATGTATTTCCTACGTAAAGAGTTAGATTAGGTTGGAGTGTTGATCCATTTCCATCATCAATATAATATCTTCCAGCAGGATCATATGTTGCAACTGTAAATACACCAGAACTATTAATACCAAACTGAGCACCTGCATCAAGTTGTGTTGCAGCACTAGCAATAAATCCTGTAGCATTACCAGGAGTTCCTGCTGTGATTGCGATAACTTCTAGATCTTCTCCATATTCTGCTGGTGTTCCTGCTTCAGTATCTGGTGGAGTGTATGCGTTAATAACACTACCAACACTAACGTTAATTCCAGAAGCAACTGTTAGCAACTGACCATCAAATACAGTAACGCTATATTCAAGTGGTGCCGTCAGTGCAAGTGGATTTACACTAACTACATCTCCTACAGCATAACCATTTCCTGCTCCGCCAGATGAAACCGAAGTGGTTGTAATAACACCTACTTGATTGATAGTATACTCAAATCCAGATCCACTGCCATATGGAGGATTGAGTGTAAATGTTACTCCCGTAGCACCACCACTCGCAGGATCAGGATCTAGTTGAACTTGATTCAATTCATAATCTACACTGCCAACAGTTCCACTATATCCACCACCAGAAATGCTACTTCCAGGAATAATATCACTAGTATCAGTAAAAGTGATAATATTAATTGGATCACTTGTGAAATCAAGAGTTGCTGTACCATCTACAGTTGGCAGTTCTGACAACTGAACAGTTGTTCCATTAACAACACTAGCGACAACAGAACTTCCTTCAATAGCACCATCACCACCCGTTTGTGCAACAATCATTCCAGCGACAATACCTGCAGTGGAAGAAACAGTAATGTTTGTACTAGCAGTGCTAACTGTTGTTGTAAGTCCTGTAACAACTCCAGGAAGATCTCCAGTTTTAGTAACACTTCCAGGAGTTGTTAGAAGATCCCCAGGAGCATGTCCAGTGCCTTTTTCCGAAAAACTTAGCGTTTCAGGATCAACTTCATTGCAATTATTTGTGATAGTTAGTTGAATTCCAGAACCACCACTTTGAACTTCAAGTCCTGTACCTTCATCAATGTAAGTTAGTGTAGTGTTATCAATTGTAAATGTATCAGTTGAAAGGTGACCTGTTCCTGGTTCTGCTACTTCTACTGCAGTCAATACACCACCAGAAATAGTCAGGTCTACAATTAAACCTTCGCCATTTCCAGATGATACAGGAGCGATAGATCCATATTCATTATCATCATATCCACTACCTGCATTACCAATTCCGATTACAGGTTCTGGTGTTCCAAAAGTTATAACAACACCAGTGCCACTTCCATTAGTATTCAGTGGAATATCAGAATAATTTCCTGATGGATAATTAGATCCACCATTGGTTATACTACCATTAAATGCTTCAACTACTAGATCCAGAAGACCATTAGAACCAGAACCACCGACAACGCTAATACCAGAATAAGTTCCAGCATCATAGTCTTGACCCTCGTCTTGAATAGTAAGACCAGCATTTAGGAGAGTTCTTTTTCTAATATAGAGATCTTGAAAAGAATAAACTCCATCTGATCTATAATTAACAATATCCTTACCAGCAGCAACAAAACCAATTTCCTGAGCATTTGGTTTGTATAGACCTAGAGTTGCCTCGCTTGTGAATGCTAGCGACGGAGCAATCTTAGTTCCATCTCCGAGTTTCAGTTCTCCAGTAGCCAGGTCGCTACCACCTGCAGAGATGTTAAAAATCTGCGTACCGATATCGTTGATCTTTTGCCTTTGAATCTCAAAGGTATCTGTTTTGGCGACGTTAATTGCTGGCATTTCTTAATATCTCTCTAAGAAGCTGTTTGATATCAGATAGTTCTTCCTTCAAAGTATTTATGTCACTCTGCATTCCTTTGATTGTATGGGAGGCAGTCTTTTTGGGGGACGACTGCATACTAACAATCGCCCCCGTCTCGGGGTCTCTAAAGAGACCCTCGTGTCCTTCAACTTTTATCATGCCGATGCTACGACTCTAATATCTTGGATCTTAGGTACGTATGCTGGATCATCAGATGTCATGCTAACCTTGACACCAAACGATACAAAATCATCTAGGTTGTCAACACTAAATCTAAACTCTTGGTAGGCAGATTGCTCTTCCTTCTGAGCAGAGATAGTGTTCTGTGGAGTAGCAAGTTCTGGTGTATCAGCATAACCAGTTCCGTTAAACAATACCCATTCAATATCTTCAAAGTTCTTCTGAATAGAAGCAGTCTTTGTCTTATACAAGAGTTTGATATTTTCCGAGTTTGTTACATTTGCGGTAATGATAACATCAATAGCAGAAGCAGGTGTCTTAAGAATAATTTCCTTAGTCACATACTTAGCGAGAGCAGATGTATCTTTTGCACTATCTTCAGAAATAAAATCTACGCCATCACTAAATGTCATACTCTTAATCTCATAGAATCTCTCATATGCTGCAGTAAGATTAGACCAAGAAACTAAATCTCCCACTCTCAAGATATCATTTTCTTGCTCATCAATATCATTTACTCTTAAGAATAAACCAGTTGTGTTATCAGAAGAGTAATCACCACCAATTGGTTCTTTATCATTCTCAAGAGTTAATATTTGAGATGGAACATCCCACGAAAGAACTGTGCCATTAATAGTATTGTTATAAGTTTCTGTTAGATTGGATGGATTGATAGCAGTTACTACTTGATCAAAACTGAATACTGGTTTAATCAATTGAGGATTAGAATTGGAAATTCTAACATCAAAGACATTGTTGCCATCGCTATCTCTATCTTGAAGATTTTCTCCTTCTTGTGATTGAACAGAGAAGAATAATTCCTCTCCTGCTTTAAACACATTATCATTTTTGAGTTTAACGAATAATGTTGATGTTCCAGAGTTATAAAATACAACCTCTCCGCGAGCACCAGATGCTTCAATACCCTCTGCTGACCATCCTTTGCCTTCTACTGTTTGACCTTGATTAACTACAATTGGTTGATCATTTTGGTCAACAGCATTGTTAATTACAAAAGAGTAGACAGGATAGAATTCAATCTTTTGATATTTCTTTCCATATCTACCTTCTTGTCCTTTAGAATTCTCAATTCTATTAGAAGAAACTTTAATAGATGAAGTCTTAAGATCAATAACAGGAGACAATGAAGACTTATTAGAAGAAAGTTCTAATCTATACGTAATACTATTGTCAATATTATTGAGCAAAGTATTGATATCAGAAGCAATCACTTTTTGATTAATAAAGAATTGCTCTTCATTCAAGAAAGTTCTTTCAAAATCAGAAACAGAATAAGACTTATAATTCTCTGTATTAGAATCAATCGGAATAATATTGGTAGTCTTTACAGAAGTATTGATATTTGTAGAAGGGGATTGAAGATATGCAATTTGTGCTAATAATCTTTCATATTTTTTATTGGTGGCAATCAATCCAATTTCACCGCCACCAAATACAGAGTCAGCAGCTCTACCAATGCCACTGATATTAAATGTATCTAAACCTGCATTAGAAACTTTAAATAAAGTGGAATTCAAAGATCCTTGAGTAAACCCAGCAGTAGATGCTAAATTCTTGAAGAATACATACGATTTTTCATCATCAAAACCATGGTTTTTATGAGTTACCTTGATAACATTATTATTATTTTTGAATAGAGAAGATGTAGCATTAGCATTTGCAAAAGCATATGTCTCTAAAGGATCAACTACCATATTTTCATAACCTTTAGAAATAGTTGTAAGATCAATTGTTGCGGTAGTAGAAGTATCAAATTCTGCTCTGTACAGAGTAAACTTGACATCCTCAAACAGATCTTCTACCCAAGACTCAGTATTTTGAGACTTGTAAACAGAACCTAAAGATGGGTTTGTAGTAACTGTAGTATTGGTTGCAATCTCAGTTTCACCAAGTTTAGATACCCAAATGCTATAATCTTGAGAATCGGTTTCTACAACTAGAGCATACTCAGTATTATTTTGCAAAAATACTGGGTAATCAAACATAAACTTAGTTGGTGTAATAGAAGCAATTACACCAGTTTCATCTTCAGCAACTCCCATTCTAACTGCTGGTTCTGTAATAGAAATTTCGGTTTCAATTTCAGCACCAGTATTTCCAATACCTGTTCCTCTAATAACAACAGATGGTGGTTCTGTATATCCTCTACCAGACAAAGTAAGAGTAGAATCATAAATGAGTCCACCAGATACTGCAACTGTACCTGTTGCATTACTTCCGCCAGGGAGACTGGGACTTTCAATAGTAATAGTAGCACCATCATAATTAGAACCAGTATTCTTAACTTTTAGAGCACTAACACTGCCAGAGTCTTTTGCGATACGTGCAGTAATTTCAGTGTTATTAGCATTATTGAATACTACAATGGAATTAATCTTTAATTCCTCATCTTGAACAAAAGATTGTCCATTGTTATTGGAAAGAACAAATGTATAAACCTGCTCATTATTGAGTTGAATTTCATCATCCTCAGAAACTGCTAGTTCATTATTATTCTTGTCTAGGATCTTAAGAATAGGTCCAGATGCATTAGTAGAAACGCCACTGATCTTCTCTCCTTTCAGTACAACAACCGAAGCAGATACATATGCCTTGACGTATGTGTATGGTTCTTTGACCACTTCAGTTCCAGGAATAACATTCTTTCCTGGTTTCTCAGAATCAACATCAGTCAAGTAAACTCTAATGGGAATAGAATCACTCTTCTTAGCAATATAAAGGTCTACTCCAGTAGTGAACACACCTTCATCAAAGTTTTCAATCTTAAATGTTTGAGCAAGTGGGTTTGGTTTTTGCTCGTTTTCGGTATTGTTAGTAACTAGTTGAGTACCTTCATTTGCCTTAAAGTATGCTGGTTTAGTAGATACGATAGTTCCTGGATTATCTGGTAGTAGACCAGATGCATAGAACTTAGTCTCGGCAAATGTTTCCACATCTGTCTTATCACGATTAGATGCACTAGAAGTAAAACGAAGAGTTTTCTCTCCAGTAGAAATTCTAACATCTTCTCCGCTTAAATCATAAGATACAGTTTCTACCTCTCCTGTCCAAGCAGTACCATCTCTTGGTGGATTGCCAGCAGGAATAAGAACAATACCACTAGCATTACCATTCTCATCTGTGATGATAGGTGCGCCAAATGTTGATAAAGAATTAGCAGGAATTCCAGTAAATCTAATATCAGGAACAACCCAACGATTGATATTTTTTCCTTCTAAGAATACAAAGACTTCTGTCGAAGGTTTCATTCGACGAATATTAAATTTAACTGGAATACTACGAGCAAAGTATTGCAAAGAACCAGCAACAGACTTGCCACGACTTGTTCTGGTAGAAATTCCTTTTGCCAATTCATTGTTGAAAGGACTTACATTAGAAGAACTTGCAATAGATGCAGATACTACTTCTTCGTTTGCAATCTCGTCATTGGTCTTAGATAATGGATTGATATTATAGAAAGATCTTTCCGTTCCTGTCCAAGTAACAATAAACGAGTTATACAAACTTCCGAATGCTACCTCCAAATCATCTTTTGCAAGGAATGGAACAAACAAATCTGTATTGTTGTCAGTTACCAAAGGAGCAATAGATCTATCATACCAAGAATCTACATTAGGATCTACACTCAAATCTCCAACATACTGAAGAACAACGAATGGATTGGGATTGATAGTCTTTGTTGCAAAATTATTTCCAAGTAATCTAGTGTTCTCATAAGGGAGAGTCAAGATGCCATTATTGTTAACATAACCAGCAACTTCTCTCTGGTCGTTTCTGGTATTGACTTCTTTCACTAAGAAACTATCTTCACTGACTTGTGGTCTTAAAACAGACTGTTGGGTGTCAATAGCACATTTGTGATCTGCTGCTTTAATATCACCTTTGTGTGTTTCAAAGTTATCAACATAGAAACCACACTTAAATCTATCAAGACCAATATCATCGGTAACCTGCATATTAAGTGTCTGTTGCTCTAGTACACTAAGAGACGTATAGTATTCTAAACGCTCAACACGTTGGTTAAGTTTACCAATATCTTTCATAGTGTAACGCTTATTCTCTACAGGAATAATACGAACATCTCTATAAGAATCTGTAAATGCAGGAATATAAAGATAATACAGAGGAGCAGCATCACTAATAGATTCTGGTCGAGATGGATTCAACGAGGAGTTGCCTTTCTTGACAATAAACTGACCATCGGTATTAAGGAATACACCATCAATTCTATCCAGATATTGCTCTTTATTATACTTGATTGTATAATTAAGATTAGAATCATCTGCAGGAGTGCTAGCAGGAATTCCAGATTCACCAGAGAAAGATAAGAAATCAGTTTGTGATAATAGAGTCTTATCTTGATAACCTACAATGATGTTAGAATTATCTACTTTAGGACGGAAGTCAATTACATCTTTGAGAGATACTAAACCATTAACAGAAGAATTGAAAGATGGAATATCTTTTTCAGTGACACCTGCTTCATGTAAATATGAATCAATGGTACAGAAGTCGCCTTGAGAATGCTCGAAGTAGTCAAATGCAATAACTAATTGTCCTGTAGGTGCAGTTAGTCCTGGTTTTAGAACTAATCTTGCGATATCATAATAGGTATCTCTTTGACCATTATCAAATGTATATCTATTTGTGACATCTACACCACTAATAAGATTTCCGCCTGCATCAACTTGAGGTGGAGCAGAGACAGATCCTTCATAAACATATCTTAGTTTAAAGACATCAGAATAAGAAGTAATTACAATAGAATCACCATTTAGATCTTGTCCTCTAAAAGGTACAACAGTAGTTCCAGCAGACTGAACAATAATCTGTTTATTAATAACAGAAGTTTTTAATCTTGGTTTTGCTTTAGACACTTCCAAAGTAGCAGTCAACTTCATTTTGGGGAAGTTTGACTCTGGCAAAGTGAAAGAAGGATCTCCTGTTTGTGGATTTGCTGCTCTATCTTCTAGTGCAGTTCTAAGTGCATCAATATCACCAAAATGATTTTCTGGGAAATTTAAAGTAACACTACCAGCAGTTAAGTTGCTATCAGATTCAGCAATAGTTACATATGAAGGATCGATATAGATAATATCTCCTTTTTTCAGGGGACCTCCAAACAACTGCAAGGTGCCACTTTCATCAATAGCATGTTCTGCAACTCCTGTTTCAAGAACAGTTAGCAAGAAATTTTCTTGAGAGAAAGGTGCAAATCTCTGTGTTCCAAATGGAAGTTGGGCAGCAAAAGTAATGTTTCCAGAAGAGGAAGAAGATGTTGTAATAAAATCTCTTCTAAAGTGATACTTGATCTTAGAATCTTCAGAAGAATCAATGAGAGTTGAAATTTGCTTGTCTCCTGTTGGGAAAATCAAAGAAGAGTTTGGATTTTCGATTTGAGGTCTTTGGAGAACAACAGAAGCGTTTTCTACATTTTCTCTTAAAACTCTGTCCAAATAAATTCTGGATCTATTGATTCCATCAGGTTTTGTGGCATATTGTACAATGTATTTGTATACAGCACCAGATGAATCAGAAAACTGCAATACATCGCCTTGTACCAAGATTTTAGAGGCATCCCCACCAAAACCATTACATTCAATGAATTTATATCCCTTAGTGCCAGAGAAAGTAAAGTCTGTTACTGAAGACGTAATAACATATCCTGTTCTTTCCAGTTCAATATCTGCACTAAATTTGTTGGCATTGCCAGAACCAAATTCAGAAAATACTGATTTAATATTTTTTGGAGAATACGTATATACTGTATTCCTAAACAAAACAGGAGTTACAACCGCTTGGTTAGATGGTGTCGTACCAGTAAATTCAACTACAGGTGGTAAAGAATAAGTTTGAGTTGCACTTGATCTATCTCTAATTACAACTTGTTCAACAGAACCACCTCCAGATGTAATTACTTCAATCTTAGTTGCTTCAAATGTCACGCCATTTAAAATAACTTTTGTTGCTGCCGAGTAACTATCTCCTCTCTCTGGAACGATAAAATGTGAGATAGTATTTTCTGTTGCAATCTTCATGGTTGCACCAGTTTCAGAAGTAATAGTTTCTCCTGACTTGAATTCACCAAAAATCATGGTGACAAATAATTTATTAACGGAAGAATAAACAGAATCTGTTCCTCCCTCAATAACAGCAACGGCATTACTTACGCCACCATAAATGTACTTACCAGGAGTGAAGTCACTTCCTACAATAGTTTCTTCTAGAAGTAATCTAGTAAAGAATTGTGGTGCAAAGTAAGACAGATCAAAAATAGAATTATATTTTTCTAAACCACCAGCAAGTTTTCCTTTTGATACGATCTTATCGAGATCTTTATCAAAACCAGAACTAATTTCTTTTAATGCAATATTTTTTGGTTTTGCAATACCAACAACTGGAGTGATAGTTTCATTATAGTCACGAAGATCAAATACAGGAGAACTTGCACCCTGTACATCTGCTGCAGATTTATATAAGGATCTTGTTTTGTTGAGAATTGTAGCATCAATGTCAGTTAAAAATATATCCAATTCTGTTCTATTACCTTTAACAGTAATTTCTACGTAATCTGCAGTTCCAATTTCTGGACGCTTTACAATAGAAAAAGCAATGACATCAACAAAACTATAATCAGTAACGTTACCAGTATCTGTTCTAGACTTAATAAAGTATAATCTACTGAATTGACCTTTGAAGTTCGCTTCAGTCATATCATCGATATCAAAAGAAGAAGTGTTATCGATTTTGCAATAAATGGTTTTAACACCATCAACAACACTATAACCTTGACCTCGGCGGTTTACAGTTTGTTTTGGGGAATCTGCTGCTTCAGTATCATTAGATCCAATAGATCCATCATTGAAAGAAGCATTCAAATACATCGTAGGATACGATGTTAAGTCAGCACCCTCAGCATTTAGAGGAGTAGTGCCGTATACATTAGTAATAAAGAAAGAAGTAAGACCAGATGTTTTTAAAGTTTGATTCTCTCTTTTGATGGTATCTCTTGCTTTATCAATGGTAAGATACTTGGTTTCTTTGTTTTTAACTTCATACCCTTTAATGTATGCTTTACCAGAACCAACACTACCAACCAGTTTAGCAGAAGCTTCAATAGCAGTTAGACCATTAACAAGACCATCAGAATCTGCAGAATAAAAACCTAGATTATCACCTGTTTGGTAATACTCTCTTACTTGTAGAGGGAAAGGTTCTACTACATAGTCTCCAGACTCATCAAAAGTTTTTCTAGCAATTGCAGATTCTACAAGAGAATAATCATTTGCTTTGATCTGCTTTTGAATAGTACCACTCTTGACAAGCAATAACTGAATAAAGTTTTTATCAGTTAATTCATAGTAACCATATTTGACCAACTCAAGATCGATCTTGAGTCTATGTGCTCCAGGCGCAGAAAAGTTAGAAAATCCCCTCGCATTATCATATAAAGAAGAATCTTCTTCTGGAGTAACTAAAGACTCAGAAATTTTAAATCCAATCTTTGCAGAAGGAGTATCATTATATTTTTCTACAACTAAAAGTTGCTCAGCATTTCTTACAAAATATCCATTTACAAAGTAAATGCCTTCTTCTACTTTAACAGCAGAAGCAAAACCTAAAGCAGGACTATCAACAAATGACTCAATACCTGTATCGGGATCAGTAATGCCAATACTGGTAGGAAGAGAAACGCCATCAGTGCCGACTACTAACAAAGGAGAGTTGACGCCACCAATTACCTCTAATGTCTCGCCTTGACGGAATCTCTCTTCATCGCCAGATGCACCAGAATCTAGGTAATTGACATAGAGAGTGTCTGATTCGGTATCAGAACCATATTCTGTAGCAATAACACTAGCAACGACGCTTGAAGATATGCCTTGGATCTTCAATCCTACGAGTTGACTAATGTCATATTTTTGATATGTAACGTTACCTTCCTCGTCACTAACAGCTACCTCAGAAACGGACGAGAGTTTAACGTAGTTTAATTTTGTGTTGAACCCAACTTCTCCAGGCACAACAAGATCGCCTTGCTTGAAGATGTTTCTTCCGAAACTTTCTAACTGGGTTTGCAGTACAGACTGAAGAGATGTTAGTTCTCTTGCCTGTACTGCATATCCAGGTCGAAATAAGACCTTGTAGAAATTCTTCTGCGGGTCAAAATCTTCAAAGTAAGGCGATGCATTAAGGTTAGTATTCTGAGGCATTGTATATTACTAACGTCCTAGTTTTCCTAACCTTATTTAGCACGTTATTTAGATCAGAACTCGATGACTAGTTTGATATCTTCAATCTGGTCAGGAGCACGGGTGATCAGTCTTCTGTTCTCAACATAAATGATGTCGCCAGAGTTTGGTTCAATCTCTGGATTTGCTTGACCAGAAGTAAAGGAAGCACCAAGCAGAGAAGTTCCACCAGTTACAGAAGTGTCGATAGATCCACCAGCAAGAGATGCAGCACCAATAACTTGAGCAGCATCAGAACCATCAAAAGGTCTTACAACACCATCGTCAGCGTGAAGACCAGGAACTTGGATGTACTTAAGAACACCATCAGTTGTAGAACCAGAGTCAAGAGTCCAGGAAACTACTGTTCCTCTTGCAACGCCGCCACCAGTCAGTGTTTGAGTGATAGTTTCGTCAGCGTTGTAGTCTGCAGTTGCACCAGAGATCTTAACAGCATACAGACCATTTAGTGTATCTGCAGTTGCAAAGTCGGTTGTGGTCCAGTTGTATGGATCCTTGACAATACCGATACGACGGAAGTCGTTATCAACAGGGAAGTCTCCAGAACCTTCAGCGTAGGTCAGACGGATGTTGGTCATGACACGCTTAGCACCAAATTCTGCTTCCATGTCTGCGCCATGTCCACCTTCGGGAGGAAGAACAACTTCCAGAGCACCTGTTCCGCTAACACCTGTGCGACCAGTGGTTAGTGCAGAAGAGGTGTAAAGACCAGACTTGATACCGCCAGTTGTTTCGCCATCAACCAGTCTGATAGAACCATAAGTGTAACCTGCACCCTTGGTGACAACCTTAGTAGAAGCGATTGCGCCACCAGCGACGACAATCTCAACAACTGCTTGGGTTCCACCAGCAAGTTGACCATCACCATTAACAGGTGCATAGTGGGTGCCGTTAGGAAGACCCGAACCTGCATCCTCAACTAGAACAACGTCAATAGCGCCATCAACTGCAGCTGTTGCAACAGTTTCTCTGGTGCTCTCAGTGGGGAGGTTGATTGGTAGGAAGTTGGTGGAGAGGAAGCGAAGAACATCATCGGTTGGGATGGTGTACATGTACTTCCATGCATAACCTGCAGTATTGGAAACTTCGAGATCAGCACCCTCAGTGAACAGACCACCAGCATAAGTGCCTTGACCAGCAGAAGGAGAGGTCTTTGGTTCGTATACAGGGTTAGGAGCAGTTCTGCCTGGGAACTCACCATTGTAGAGGCACTTGAATACTTCGTACTGGGAGTTGATTACGTAATACTTAGCAGTTGCTAGAGAAGCTGCATTGGTAAGCGCAAGTTTACCGATCTGACCAGTTGTGGTAGCAGTGTAATCAGGCTTGTACATGTCGAAACGTGGTTCCGATGCAAGCAGGTTCCAATCGTAACGAGTAATTACACCACGAGCAAACGCATCAGTAATACGCTTAGCAGCAATGATTTCATCATATACATCAAACTTTTCCAACTGGTTGTCCAGTGGAGTAGGAGGGGTATCTTCGGTAGCAAAACGATATACACCTGCTCTTGCTTCTGCTCCTGTATCAGATGCTCCGTTCCAACCTTCGATTAGTGCGTTGGGGAGAGGAGTGGAAGAAGTGCTAGGAGAAACGTTGCTGAGGATGAGGGAATTCTCATATACTGCGACAATGCTTGCCTTGAAAGGAGCGTTTGCCCATGTATATGTTCCGTTGTCATCGCTCGAAACGTATACGAATTGCCCAGCGGTGAATGCCGTTGTGTTTGCGGAGTAGATCTCCAGGTAAGAATTCCATGCTTGTGGACGACCCACAAAGAAATACATTCTAGTTCTGTCCGTGCCAGTATCACTACTGCCTTCGGACAGAGATTCTAGAAATTGCTTAGCATTAAAAATTCTAAATTTGTCTGAAATAATTGCAGCCATTATTTTTTGCTCTAGAACGTTGATGTCTGATTTATTTATACATTATATTTAGGCATCTGTGGAGTATTGGATGAACTCCGTAGATGCTGGGATATTAACCGCTCCAGATTTTACATAACCAATAAATCCCGTTGGTGTTTTTGATGTATACTCAAAAAGAGTACGTGCAGATCCTCCGATAAAAAGATGACCTGCCGCAGCAAACCTACCGACATTAGTCATCGATTCTAAAACAGTAGGAATTTGCGGATCAGTAGTTAGCACTTGCAGCGAATTCGCAGTCATACCAAAGGGTAACATCGAAGTGGTGCCAACGTTAGTGAACCTAGATCCGTTCAATGTGAATGCAGACAGAGGTCTTAGTTCAAAATCCCTGATCTGTAGAGTGGGGTATGTAAGAGTCAAATCTTGAATAACATTATCCCCATCAAAAACATGGAGTTCATATCCCCTCAGTGTCTGTCCAGCATTACCTGAAGTAAAAGACTCAAATCCATCAGGAGTTCTCTTTTTAAAGTTTTCCACAAGAATGGTTTGACCATTTCTCTTAAGGACTTCATTATATGGTGCTGATAGTGCTATTTCTGCCATTAGTTTCTAGTTACAATACTGGTTTCTAGAACGATGAGTTCCTCGAAGAAGTCAAGGACTCCCATCTGTCTATTTAACGTAATATCAGCTGGTTTATCTTTACCATCAATGATTGGTAAGTGATTACCCAGAATAGCAACCTCAGATTCAACTCCGTGGAGTTTCGCCACAATCGCGGTTTCTGTGCCAAGGATAGAGGCAACAGGAATAGGAGCTCCAAATCCACCAGGATCAGTTTTTGGAGGAATAATTGTAACAATCTGAATTGTGATTGAATTCTCTTCAGTGAAGTCATCACTGAGAACATTTGAAACATGCACATCCAGTGCTTTCTCTGTTACAAGTGCTACACTATGCTCAACCTGAACAGAAGTGCTATTAGTAAACACAAACTCGCTGCTCATTGTTACCGCACTAATAGTTGGCGCAACAATAGAGGCAACCTGTAGTGTTACAATTTGAATTGTAATTGCGTTCTCTCCAGTGAAGTCATCACAGAGAACATTTGAAACATGTACATCCAGTGCTTTCTCTGTCACAAGTGCTGCACTATGCTCAACCTGAACAGAGGTGCTATTGGTAAACACAGACTCACTGCTCATTGTTACCGCACTAATAGTTGGCGCAACAATAGAGGCAACCTGTAGTGTTACAACCTGATCATTATATTCAACATATGGGGTAACTACATTTTCAATTTCGTCTGTTAGAACTTGTAGAGGAATTTCCGCACTATTAATAGTCTGGATTGTAGATGCAGCGACAGATACGCTCTCGCTACTCATCAATACAGCAGATTCAGTTAGAGAAATTACATAATCTTGAATTGCAACAGATACTTGAGTTACAGAAGGTTGAATCTCCTTCTGCATAGTCATCTTGAGATCAGTATCTACCTGAACGTCAACGACATCACTGATAGTCTGAATCTGGTTGGTGACTGCTGTGACACTCTCTGTGCTCTGTGCAACACTGACGATAGTAGCAACAATGCTTCTAGGACCAGCATCAATAACTCTTACAGAGTCTGGGATAGTTCTGATATATTGTCCTGCAGGGTGTGCAGTTGGTACAGTTCTATCAAGTCCTCTGGTGACATTGAGGAATCTATCTTCGAGTTTTCTTTCGTATCCAACAATCTCTTTGCCAACTTGGAGTTTGCCAACGTCAGCGAATAGAGAGGTATTGTTGACGTATAGTGTTGTTCCAGAAGGAGATAGTGGAGAATCGAGCAATGCACCAACAGCAGATGCAGACTCCTCACGGAAGTATGCAATTGGAGTGTTGATAATTTTCTGGATGTTATTTGTAAGAACATCAACGAACGAATTCGTACCAACACGACCAACAGGACTAATGTTGCTAATACTTGCAATTGGATTGTCAATTGTGCATGTAATGAGAGTCTCATTGAGAATGAGTTCAGATGCAACCTGATCAATTGCGGTAAATGGATCTCTCTTGGTGAAGACAATAGAGTTTCCTTCGGGTAATGCAAGACTATCACCTGCTTCAATAGCAGGAGGATGAATGTGCTCGACAATCTCGTCACCAGTGACGAGATCAGCAGAACCAACAACACCAAAACTAATAATAGAGAAGATTCCAGTTTGATTGCCTTCACCTCTAATAATAATCTCAGTGCCAATCGTGGTATTCTGCTCAATAGAAATCTGTGTACCAATTCTTAATTCATAGTTACTCTGGATACTTCTCGACTCTTTACGTAGAACATTGTATCCTCTAGTAACAACTGCTTTGGGTGGTTGTGTGTATCCACTACCACCTTCAATTAGAACAACATCTAATACCTGTCCTGCAATACAAAGAACTTCTGCTCTAGCACCGCCACCATTGCCATCAACAGGTACAAACTTAACCTGAGGTGGTACAAAATACTGATATGCAGTTGGTTGCAGTAGAATGCCAGTATCAAAGAAAAGCTTGAGATCTCTTTTGTTCCACTCAAGATCACTAAATCCAACTCCAGTAACGACACCATCAGTGATAGTACAATTGATACTAAGACCCTCACCTCTTGTGATATCGTTGTAATTACTGACTTCAATACGACTATAATGCTCATACTTAGCAGTTGCACCCGCATTAAAGTTTCTGCCCGAAACTTCAGGTGGAATGTATAGAATGTCTCTATATACAGACTCACCATCGATCATAATCTTATCGCCAGGCGCGATGTCTACTAAAGTTTCAAATAAGTTGAAGTAAGCATCATCGCCAAGCTTAGATCCTTTGATCCAGTCAGGAATGTCCTGAACAAGAACTCTTTCGCCATCAGAATTCAAACTGTATTCCCAATCGATTCTATAGATGGGATAGTTAACATTGAAACTAACAGGATTAGTAAATCCTGGTTCATCACTAATATAAATGCTCTTCATCCTCAGTTCATCGTCATCACTGACACCAGGAATGAACTCGTTTGCAGTGAAGTCTAGGTTAGCAGCATTGAGAACCTTAAGAGTTAATCTTTGTGCAAGAACTCCTGGTTTAGAAAGACCAGTTGTTGATCCATCTACAAGTTCATTGAATACGACTTTGTTTAACTTACCAATATAACGTCTGTTGCCATCATCATCAAAAGTAAATACATTCTTGACACTATTTGGATCAAATCCAGTAAAGTTTTCTTGCCACTCTAGATACTCATTACTGCCATTGGGATTATTAGTAATTTCTAAAGTTGCTGTAATGATAATTTCATTTCTGTAAATAATTCTATCATAATCATAAGCAGACATAGTTTTTGGAACCTGTCTGCCAAACAAAGAAATCATCTCTACTTTGCTGCTAACAGATTCTCCTGTTTCGGGACTATACTTTTGTAGATTAGAACTAAATCTGATATTAGGACCATTTAAAATGTATGTTCCTGGTGCCTGAAGGACACCATCAACAAACACCAAAACAAAATCTTCATCAGTAATGTTCTTGACAGTATCTGTTTCTTCGTCAAAAATCAAATAAGGACCATCGCCTCTGTAAGGAATTAGTCTCTCATCAATCCTCAAACGATCATAACTACCAACACCATAACCATAGAAGTATTCTTTCTGATCTAGTTGTTCTGGAGTGTATCCAATAACATCATAGAAATTTCTTGGTGGTTCAATAAACCTTACAATATCTGTTTCTGATGCATTTGCACTTCTGACAATAGTATATGCGGTGTTTGCTGCTTGCAGAACACCATTAATAAAGAGAAGTAGATTTTCTTTAGTGTCAGTCTTGACAATAGATCCATCTTCCCACACCAATTCAAACTCTGTAGTAATACCATCAAATCTATCAGAAATATCTTGCAGTTTTCTGAGATACTTAGCATTAAATGTGTCATTCTTAAACTTGAATGACTTACAGACAAACTTAGTAGGATCTGTAGTATAGGTATCATCAAAGTTTTCTCCCGTGACAGGATACTGAGGTCCAAGGGGAGCACGAGCAAATGTAATGTTTGATCCATTTAGTTCAAACGCTACTCCTGGTTCCTGAGCGACTCCATTTAGAGTAAGGAACAATTCTTGCTCATTATAAGGACTATATGCGAGATTATTTGCTTTGTCCAACAATTGGAATGTTCTTCTTCCTAGTACATTACCATCACCAATAACACCCAACTCTGGATGATATGCAGGTGCATCTACAGATACAACTTCAACCTTAATGAAAGATGTCGAGTTCTCATAGAAAGTGATCTGATCACCAACTTCAAATCCAGACGTAATCTGAGAGAAATCCGATTCGGTGGATTCAATAAGCGCACCAAATGTAAACAAGTCTGGATCCGCATCAGGAGATCTTTGGTCGATCTCTCCCATATTAGGAATAAAACCAATAATCATTCTACCGATCTTAGTCAGATCAAAAACACCTGTGCCATCGGTTTCATATTCATCATTAAAGAAGATGTTATAGTTATCATTACTATCCCAAAATTGTGCAGGAGAATTTCCTACACCAAGGTAAGGTCCAATAGCAGGTACACCATCAGTGTTGCTAATCATTTTAAATTTTACCCAGTGAGCATACTCACCAGGAGTAATTGCAAGCGCACTACCCCAAGCAGTATAAACAAAACCTCCTTGAGGTAGCGCAGCAGCGGTAGTTGCTTTAATAGGTCCTACATAATCTGCTTGAGTTGCATATCGACCATCAAAGTCTTGTGCAAGGATTAGTTCCTTGGAAAGGATGCCATCAGTGTCATACTCATTGATAGCAACACTACCAACACCTCTACGTAGGTTTGTGTCTCTAACTCTTACAGTACTAGTAGTAATCTTAGTTGACTTTCTAGTAGATGTAATACTCTTTGTAGGAAGCTCAATAAATGTAATTCTATCAGATTTGGGTTGAGCAACTGGCATCTCACTGCGCTGCTCACTTTCAATAACTACCTCACCAAACATCAAGAAACCAGCAGGGTGTGTGGTCTGCTTAATGAGATCTCTCCATGTATTAATAGGAGTCTTCGATTGGATCACATAAGAATAGTCTTGGTAGAAATATGAATCTGTAATTCTTTGATTTCTATCACCAACTTTACCTCTATCAGAAGTATATCTACCAACATTATCAGCATAAGACTCAATTACAGGAGCAAATTGGGTTGTAATAATATCTTTTACTTCAACAGAAGAGTTTCTGCTAGATTTGAGTGGTAGATTTAGATCTACTACTCCAGTAACTTTTTCAAGTCTTAGAATATTGGTTCCAAGTCTCCAACCATTATTTGCTACATAACCAGCAAATACCAAGCGATTTCCATCTCTTTGCTCTACTCTTTCTCCTTTAAAGAACTTATCGGTTCCTTTAATTAAAAGAGCATAGTTAGAAGTATACTTAGATAGTAAAGTGTTGTCATTATGGTATCCAAAACCACTTCTAATAATACTTACACTCTTAGGAATGCCAATGTTATTTGATGTAAAATATGCTTCTACATTTCCTTCGTAGACAACTACATTTGGTTGATAAGTATAACCTCTTCCTCCATCTACTACTTCAACTCGTACAATTCTTCCAGCATCTTGTACAACATTAAATGTTGCACCAGTTCCATCACCATTACTAACATATGCTTTTGGATTTACAAAATTCTTACCACTTTGTAAAATATCTACTCCTTTAATTGTTTGAGTTAGAGAATCCCAGATAACACTCAAATTTGGTTGATTATCAACATCAACATCACATCCCACAATAACAGGAAGTCTCTTGTATTCAGAACCTTTATTATCAATAGTTGCAGAGTGAATTTTACCAACTGCAAAAGGAGAATTTGTAGTATACTTTAAAGTTCCTTTGCCATTATAATCAGGAACTTCTGTGTATGGATAAACAAATTTCGTTGGAGTTGCAAACAAGACTTGTTTAGATCCAGCAATAGGATCATCAATAACTTGTAACGCAGCACCATCAGTATTAACATCACTATTAGACTTAATGAAGTAATAGTATGTGTCAAAATTTACAGGGAATCGTTGCTGTGATTGACCAGCAATATTAGGACCAAATCCTAATGTGATGGTAACAAACGAACCAGCATTTCCTGGTTGAATTCCACTAACTTCTTTCTCTTCAGTGAAGATAGTTCCAGTTTTACTAGCAGAGAAGTCTAAGAATACTCCCTGCATAGAAATGTGACTGGTATCAAACTTATACTTGTAATATTTTTGAATCCTAATATCAGTATTAGCACCATAGGTAGCAAAATTGATATCTTTGGAAAATTCTAATCTATTTTCTCCTGGGATGGATGCAGCAATAGAAATAGACTTTCTTGGGGAACTATTATCCTGAAAGACACTACTTACAGTTACTTCTCTTGGTGAAGGAGCAGTGTAATCATATGCTAAAACAACACGTTGAGTATTTTCATCATAAGAAATAATAGTAGGATCATTTACGCCAGTACCTAATGGTCTAGCGTTAGCATCGAATCTATAGATACCTTTGTATAACTCAACTTTTGCATCATTGAAATGATCGACAACGACAGATCCCTCTTGTCCTCTTTCTACAGTAACAGATCTGTTAGTGCTATCAATGGAAGTAATTTTGACAATCTCACTATCAATCAACAACAGATCATTTTCCGACAATCTGTTAACTTGAACTAATTTTAATTCTGTATTACGCTGAGCAAAACCAACATGATCTATAGAAAAAGCGAGTCTTTGTGAATTTGTTGATGTTGTCAATCTTTGAAGATCAGCATCAGCAACTGTTAGAACATCACCTCTAATATAACCACTTCCTTTGCTGGTGATAGTAACATCAGAAACACTTCCATATCCTGTTCCATTAAAGTTGCTAACAACAAGAGTTGCTCTAGCATTGTTAGCATCTCCAGCAGATCCAATACCATTCCTGACTTTACTTTGATCAAGGAAAATTAACTCAACATCAATATACGTATCAGCAAAGTAATCGAGACCTCCATTCAGTAAATCACCTCTACCAACACCAGTATCTTTAAGGAGACTACTATACGATGGTTTCTTTAAAGTAATTTCTTGATAGAAACGTTTTCTTACATAATAATCTGTAGTTGTTTGCGCTACATCTGGTGTAACTTCTACATCAACGAAACTATTAACACCTACGTTATGCTCTTCCGAAGTTTCAACTAAAACCAAATCATCTCTAACTTCAAATGAGTTGATGTTCTTACTAAGTGCTGTGTAAGTAACAACTTCTCCACCAACAGAATCTCCTAAAGTGGTGCTCTGTAAGAAGTGAGGTACAACAATTTCTTCGGGAACAACGAACTCACCTGTCAATACTTCTACTTTGACAGAGTTCTGATTAGAAACAGACTCAAGAATTCTACCTGTTGCAAGAGTGGAATCATCGCCATCTGTTAGTAATAATGTAGACTCTGCAGTATAAAATACATTTCTATCAATAAGAATACTAACAATATTACTAGAGGAGTTGAGTTTTTTATCAGCAACGTATGTTCCTGTTACTTGCTCTAGAACAAATTCACTTCTGTTAGAAACATCAGAAATTACTATACCAGTAAAATCTGAATCTACTTGAGTGATTACGTCGTTCTCAAACAAGTATGTTGGAGATGTTAATCTTACTAGAGCAACAGATGTCGTATTAGAAGGTTCTAAAGACTTACAGTCCATAGACACAATATCTTTACCTGTAACAGCAGAAACATATCCAGATGCCCCAGAACCTTCAGTTCCTACATCAGATACTTGAAATCTATTTCCTACTCTAAATTCGGAACTAGAATCAACAATGTTGATTGTTTCTACATTACCAGAAAGAACTTCATCAATAGTTAATAAAGAATCATCTCCATTTGATTCCATTCCTGGAATTCTGTATCTTTCTGCTCTAGCAGGAAGATCATCTTGTGTTAGATCCGCATTGTAATTGGAATCTACAGGTAGCGAATAAAAATTGTCTCCAACAATATATGGGAATGCAGGATTTCCTTCAACATCAATAGATACAAAATATGCATAAGTTCCGTTTGGATATTCTGGAGTTACACAGAATCTACCATTATTCTCATCTAGTTCTAGTTTGCCTGTCTGAGTGCTAGGAACCCACTCATAGTCTTCGATAAATGTGCCCAGAGAATAAGCATTTGTATCTGGTCCACCAATTCTGTTTGTCTTAATTCTATATGCAGAACGAATCCTATTAATAGTGCTAGTAGAGTCTAGAGGGTTCTCATAACCATAAGGACCATAAATGGGATTGCCATCATAAGCAAATCCCAAAATAGGAGAGTGTGCAGTTCCATCGTCGTTCAGTTCGTTCCTTAGTTGAATGGGGTTAGCACAAACACCATAACCAAATCCCCTGGTATTATTGTAGTGAGGGAAAACATAACCATTGTTGTTATCAAGGTCATCTTGTAACTTAACGTATCTATTTTTAGTCCAAGTAACAATATCACATGTAGCAAGAGCATCTCTTCCTGCAGGAATAAGTTCAACGATCACATTTCCTTTAGTGTAGAATTTTCCTTGGTCAACCTCTTCAAATCCTACAACTTTACCTCCTTCAAGGATTGCATTATAATTAGCAAATCTACCTTTACCTAATCTATCTGTAATTACGACTTGTGGTGGTGTAGAGTAGTATTCTCCAGACTCCAATACTTGTAAACTAGTAATAGCACCAAAAGTTACAGTGGCAGATGCTTTTGCTCCTCTGCCAGAAGTAATAGTAATTTCAGGAACAGAAGTAAACGTATCTGTAGATAGAAGTTCGATACTATCGACAGTTTCTCCTGCCAAAAATGCTCTTGCTTTGCCTGGTCTGTTGTTAATTAGAACATTTGGAGGATCTAGATATGCAGTTCCCTTATTTGTAACGTTAAACTTTGTAATAGTGCCAAACTTAATCTGATCAAAATCTTTATGCGAAAAAGCAAGAGTTCCATCAACAAAAATTGCAGCATCACGTTGAGGAGTCTTATATGACTCTGTGATCGTCAGTGGTTTCTTACGAATCAATTTTAGGATCTTCTGATCACTTAAAGTCTGGTTTACATCAGGATACAGAATATTTCTTCCTGGAATACCCGAACTAGCAATATAATAATAGTTTTCATCCCTATAAACAGCAGATACATTGTTCTTGAGATCGGAAATTGAATTACTTACATTAATGTCACTGGAAGAACCAAATCCCGTGCTCTCGAACCATCTCAGCGAACCATTTTCATCAACCAAAATAGGATCGTTAGTAATAAATCCTGGTTCAGAAATCTGAACAAAATCTCCCTCTTCCGAATATGGAGAAGAAATTTCTGGGTTTAGATTGTATAGTACACCTAAACATAGCAATTTAATGTTGCCAGAACTAATAGTAGAATAACTATAAACATTTGTGCCATTAGCATAAGCACTGGTTTGCTCTCTGCGACTAATGACAAACTGATCTACATTCTTACTAGAATATTGAATTTCTTCTCCATTGATGTAAATCCTACCTGTTTGTAAAAATCCTTCCGTAGAATATACATTAATCCTATCACCAACATCTAAACCAAGATTCATTGCAGAAGTCAATGAAGTTTTGGATGCAATATTGAATTCATTGTTTAGCGTAGAAGTATCAATGGAGATTTCATACAGAGGACGCCCATCAACTAACCCAGCACCAAAAATATTGTCTACGACTGCAGAAGCATAACCAATTTTGTTGTTTAAAGGATCTAAATTCTGAGTAATCGTTTCTCCAATTAAATCCTCAGCATTTCCTTCTAGAACAAGGACTTTGAGCGAATATGTGGTAATCCAATCAGAATTGGACGCTTTTAGGGTATTGTTTTTTGGTTTTAATACCTTTGGTTTCTCATTAGAGATTAAGGTATTAAAAATAAACTGTATCGAGCGATCCGTACCCTTTGCCTGATAAAAATCTGTGATATTCTTAATCAGGGTGCGTTTGTCTACACTATCTTTTAAATACTTCTCAGGAAAAGATGCTAAGTAGTCTGACTCGAAGTTTTTGACAAAAGCATACAAGAACAAGTTACTGATGTTCTGTACGTTATTACCAATGTCATGATTTTGTGCAAGAGTAGTAACAAACTGACTAGATGTGTATAAATCACCTAATCTTTGGTTTCCGCTAACACCACGAGATACTTCTAAGAAAGAAGTGTCGGTCCTACTCTTGTAGAATAAAATTTCATCTCCAATAGCAATATATCCATCTTTTTCAGGGAAGGAAGTAGCGTCTTCAACCTGGATAGTGGAATCAGCAGCATCAACTTGTGCTGATAGTTTAGTAGATTCTTTTAGAAGATTTTTCTCATAAAAATCGATATCACGATATTTCGTGATGTTGTTAATCACGTCAAGCGGATTGCCCCTCAGTTCTAACTGCTCATAGTATTTTTCAACGACCTTTGAGAAGTTCTCATAGTCATTGATAATGAACTCAGGCAGTTGAGATTCAATAAGAGTAGATATTCTTCTGGTCTCTACCATTTAAACTTACTCTGCGGTAATCGTGAACAAACTCTTGGGGATATCTACATCAAGGTATACTTCCCTGACAGCACGAATATCATTGCTGAGAGGGATGGATCTGATCTCAATACGATTATCAAAGAAACTGCCTTTAATAATCGTCAAATCAAATAATTTGATCTCACCTTTTTCGTAATCTACTGTTCCAACAGAGTCGTTGAGAACAATTTTTTCACTAGTTATAGAGTCTATTCTATATAGGACCATTTTGCCAGCGCGATCCTCCAGATACACTGTGTCCAAAGGATATTCACTAACTGTAAACCCTGTCGATTGTACAATTACATCTTCGTCACAAGTGTTATCAAATGCGTTCTGGAAACAAACTTCATAGAAGAACTTATTGTTGATTCTAGGATAGAAATCCTTTCTCATTTTGATAGTTGTGAGATTACCATTGATACTACGATCAGCATCATCAATAACGCCAACAAATTTTGAATATCGGAACTTACCATTAAATTTTTCTGTATCGGAAGATGCAATATACTTTTCAAGACCAGAGATTACTTTAGACTTGATTTCAGCAGCAGTCTGATTAGTTACAGACTTGTCATACATGACTCTAGAAGTCAATTCAACGTAAAGAACGGAAGCATCCTTAATATCAGGTATAACAGATGCCACCATGTATGGTTTAAGTCCATTGATAATCTCTTGTTTGGTTCTGGAACTTAATCTTGACGCGGTAGATGGTTTGACGACAATCTTTACCTTACCATACTCAGGAGGATCATCTTCTTCTCCGCCAAATGTAATGATGTCTGCAATCGCAGGATAAATCTCACGAACAATTGCTGCGTAGTCATCAGCAGTAACTGCGCGGTTCTGTGTACCAAAGAACTTAGGTGCATTGAATTTGATCTTTTTCAGTGATTCAACCTCAGCGCCTCCATTTGCCACCTCAGCGAGATCAAGCGACGATGTGTAGGAAATGTTGTAATTATAGTTTGTTGACCCTTGTGGGTCCTCCAGGACGCCGTTGAAGGTGAATGCCCTTGCACCATTGCTTGCAGGACCATTTGTAGACAGATATGTAATCTCTACTTGGTTACCCGCTTCCAATTTCTTTCCGAGGACGCCATCACCAAAGAAGATCTCATACTGCTCATCTTCAATCTCTTCTGCGTAAAATACTTTGCTTTCTCCCGTAACAGAGAGAATATTTTCCGCTCTTGCGAATACTTCTCCCGTAGATGCCTGTGCTGAAGGGTAAACACGCACTCTTAACGTAGAAATATCCGCAGATGGGTTCTTAACTACGAATCTGTTCGATTTAGTTGCGTTAACTGTGTAAGTATCTGTAACAAAGTTTCCTTCATATACGGAAATTTGATCAAAAGTTGCGGTTCCACTTACAACTTGTGCCTTAATGTCCTCAATAACTACGTAATTGTACGCTTCGGTATCATATGTTGCGGTAAATCCTGTACCACGCTTCAAAATAATCTCGTTTGGAGCAACATTAGGAAATTCTGCCCTAAAAGTCAACACCGCCTTGGGTGCTGTTGCAGACTTTGGTGTGTATCCTAATTGCTTCGCTAGTGCTACTACATTGTCCCTCAGGGTCGCAGAGTCAAGGAACGTCTCGTTCACCACCATGTTGGTGTTAAACGCCGTGTAGTAGGTGTTATATGCCAATACATCAAGAAGGTTCGCCCATGTCGAACCCTCAAAATCAAAGTCAGTAAATTCCTGCTGCGATCTCAAGTATTCCTTGAGAGCAGTCTTGATATCTTCAAAATCTAGGTTTGATAGTTGAACGTATGGCATTTATCGAGTTCTCTCTAGGAAGAATTCTAGTGTTGCTGGAAAATCTTCTCTACCAATAATTTCAAACTCAAGTGCTACATCAAACCCGTTATCCTCAAAGTTTGCAATTACTTCGACACCAAGAACAGAAATCCTTGGTTCGTAATTACGTAGTGTCTCCCTGATGTTAGAAGAAATTTCACCTGCTGTTGCCACATCTAGGGGTTCAAACATCAAACGGCGGAGATCAGACCCCAGATCTGGAGCAAATGGTCTCTCGCCTTTTGATGTCAGCAATAAATTCACGATCGCCTGCTTAATCGCAGCATCATCCTTCTTGACGACTAAATCGCCAGTTACAGGATGAGGTTTGAACGTAATGCTCAAATCCTTGAACGATTGGAAAGTTGCCACTATTAGTAGAGTTTACCTCTTAGTATTTAGTCACTTACCAACAAATCCATCGTCCCACTCAGCATGACGCAGAAACTCTTCTGCTTCTTTCATTTTTGCTGATTTCTTCAACCAATAGTCACTAGCGGGTTGGGTGATAAGTGTCATTCCTGATTTTACAAACTTTTCGCCTAGATCGGTTGGACTATTTGCCATTGACTATTCTCCTATACATGGATGGTGACCAATATTTGTAATAATCGGTCTTATGCAAAGATTCTCTCGCACTTTCTAATTTATCTCTCTTCTGGATTAGTATTAAGTTTCCTTCACTATAATTGCTCTGGACACCATTGATATACGTTGGTTCGTCCATGTGATCATCCAAGACAATGTAATCTGGATGCTTCATCGACAATTCAGACACTTTCTGCATTAATGCACATAAACTAACGTCACCAACATCAAATATCATGACATCAGCGTTCGCGTCTGAATTCAGAGCAACTTCCTCTAATTTACACCTAGTGACATTTATAGATGCCGAATGGGCATAAGGACAGATGGCATGACCACCTAATTCTTCACGCCCCTCCGAGATACGCTCAATCCACTTCTCGATCTTAGTCATCAGTAAAAAAGAAAACTTGATTCAATCTATACTCTTCACCAAAATACATATCGTCTGCTATATTCATCCCATGCAGAAACTTCTTCCCGTCAAACAAATACAGTCGATTATACTTTGGTTCCAATCTATGTATCACATCATAAGATTCTTTAGATCGCCATGGACTTTCGTGCTCATTGACTCCCGTCTTATCATCGAGAACCTTGGAAGCATAAAGATTTGTACCTGAAATATCTCCAGGATTATTATTCAAAAATATAATCCCTGTAT